AAAGCAAGGTATAAAAACATTCAATCAATTTGTTGAACATGTTAAGTATGTTGAAAGTGATTTCTGGGGAAAAAGGTTTAAAGTGTATAATGATTGGAAAAAGAAATTAATCAAACAATATAGAGAAATGGGTTTCCTCACATTGAAAACTGGTTTCAAATGTGCAGGTGTTTTAAGGGATAATGAAATTGCAAATTATCCAATACAAGGAACAGCATTTCATTGCTTATTATATACATTCATTTCAGTTGATAGGATTATGAGGAAAGAGAAATGGAAATCAAAATTGATTGGTCAAATACATGACTCTATCATCATGGATGTAGCTCCCGAGGAACTTGAACATGTAAAAGAAACAATTCACAAAATAGTTAATGAACAATTAAGGAAAAAATGGGATTGGATAATAGTACCATTGGAAATCGAAATTGATGAGTATGCAATTGATAGTCCCTGGATAAATTAAAAGGAGGAAACAAAATGAACGATGTATTGTACCTGAAACACAGACCGGAAACATTAGAAGAAGTTGTGGGAAATGAAAATGTTATAAGTGTACTAAAAAGTTACTTTGAAGGAACTGTTCCTTTCCCAAGAAGTATATTATTTCATGGCCCAACTGGTTGTGGAAAAACAACATCAGGTAGAATTATTGCAACCCAGTTAGGAGCAGTTGGTGATGATTTGAAAGAAATAGATAGTGCCGATTTTAGAGGAATTGATACAATCAGGGAGATTAGGAAAAAAAGCATGTATGCACCATTAAATAGTCCATGCAGAATATGGATATTAGATGAAATACATAAGGCAACAAATGATGCTCAGAGTGCTTTATTAAAAGCATTAGAGGATACACCTTCACATATTTATTATATCCTTTGCACAACAGAACCACAAAAACTATTACCTGCAATTCGAGGTAGATGTTCACAATTTCAAGTTGAAGCATTATCTGGCCGAGACATTAAAATATTGTTGAGAAAAGTTGTTAAAAGTGAAAATGAAAAAATAGATAAAACTGTATATGACCAAATAGCTCAGGACAGTTTTGGGTATCCTAGGAATGCATTACAAATATTATCCCAGGTATTAGCAGTTGATGATGATAAACGATTGATTGTTGCAAAGAAATCAGCTGAAACACAATCTAAGACCATTGAACTTTGCAGGGCCTTAATGGGCAAACCTTGGGGAGATGTTGCAATCATATTAAAAGGATTAAAAGGGGAGGACCCTGAGAGTATACGGCGAGCAGTACTGGGTTATTATCAATCAGTTATTCTTAATGGTAGAAATGATGTAGCCGCCCAAATTATGGATGAATTTATTGAACCATTTTACAACTCAGGATTCCCACAACTAGTTCTTGCATGTTATAGTGCGTTATTCAATACCTAAGTGAAAATACATTTTTGAGTATAATATAATAAAAGGAGGAAATAAAAAATGAGTAAAGCAATAAATTATGAAGATGATGTTAAAATTGACCCAGATGCTCTTGATGTTGAATGGTTAAGGCAATCCGAATTAATGGGTATATATGGTAAACATCAAGCACAAACAAGGAACGAGATGGACAATGCAAAGGAACTAATTGATGTAACAAAAGCAAAGTTAGATTTTGCCATCCGAAATGACCCTGAAAAATATGGTCTAGCAAAAGTTACAGAATCAGCTATTCAAAGTGCTATTCTTCTTCAAGAGGAATATAGGGAAAATAATGAGGCCTATGCAAATGCAAGATATGAAAATGATGTAGCATTGTCAGTTGTGAGAGCAATTGAACAAAAAAAGACAGCATTGGAAAATCTAGTTCGTTTGTTGCAATCATCATATTTCTCAGGACCAAAAGCACCCAGGGATTTGTCAGCAGAAGTATTAAAGGAAAAGGAAAGAAAAAATGCTAATCAAAAAGTAAAGATAAAAAGAAGAAGGGTAGGAAATGATGAGTAACCTGTTAATTGTTGCAATCATTTGTCTTTTTCCTTTATATGTAGGATTTGTTTCAGTGTTTTTCTTCATCGGTAAAATATATGCAATTCGCATTATATATAAAAAATAAAGTTATGAAAGGAAACGAAAATGGCTAAAAAAGTTAAAGCAAAAAGGAAGTTTGGAGGCGGTGTAGGAAGAAACGCCGCGAAACAACAAAGGGGAGCACAATTTGGACATTTGTCATTACCCAAGGGTCTAACAATGTTCAAAGAAGAACCAAAATCTAGGATATCATTTGATATTATACCCTATGAAGTTACAGTTGATAATCACCCAGACAGAGATGAAGAATATGGGATAGCTGTTAAAGGTTCATTATGGTATAAACGTCCTTATCATTTGCATAGAAATATAGGTGCAAATAATGAATCTGTTATCTGTCCAGCAAGTGTGGGTCAAAAATGTCCAATATGTGAGCATAGAGCCCAATTGTTGAAGGACGGTGCTGATTGGAAAGACGATTCTGTCAAAGCATTAAAACCATCAATGAGAAACCTATATTTACTTGTTCCAATTGGGGATAAGAAAAATGATGAAAGTGTACATTTATGGGATATCAGTCAATTCCTATTCCAGGATAAATTGAATGAGGAAATCCAAGAAAATGAGGAATATGAAAGTTTCCCAGATTTAGAGGATGGTTACACATTACGTGTAAGATTTAGTGAGGAAACATTTGCCAATAACAAATTTGCCGCAACATCAAGAATTGATTTTATTGAGAGGAAAAGTGCATATGATGAAGATATTATAGACCCTGAACAATCATTGGATGCCCTTATTTCAATTCCTTCTTACAAATCATTAGAAGCATTGTTCTTCGGCGGTCTTAGCAAAGATGAAATTGATGAAGATGATGATGTTGATGATGAAGATGATGTTGAAGATGATGATGTTCCAAAAAAGAAAATTCATAGGAAAAAGAAAGAAGTAGTTGAAGAGGAAGAGGAAGACGAAATTGATGAGGATGATGTTGATGATGAAGAAGAGGAAGAGGAAGAAGAGGAAGTAAAGAAACCTGTAAAAAGGACAAGGGCAAAAAAGAAAGTTGTTGAAGAACCAGAAGAAATAGAAGAAGAAGAAGATGAGGATGTTGATGAAGAGGAAGAAGACGAAGAACCAGAACCTCCAAAGAAAAAATCAACATCAAAAAAAGCAACATCAAAAAAAGCAACATCAAAAAAGGGCGATGATGGGAAATGCCCACATGGTCATAGATTTGGGAAAGATTGTGAGAAATTTGATGAGTGCGATGATTGTGAATTATGGGGAGAATGTATAGATGCCTCAGAAGCACCATTCTAACAAAACATCAGGTGGGTGAAATTCCCACCTTTTTTATTAATGCAAAAAGGAGGTAAATATGGGAAATCCATTTATAGAGAAAAAGGAAGAGAAAGAAAAAAAATGTAAATTGATAGGAGGAAATATTCCTATCCATACTGCTGAATATATTCGTTTAAGTGCCATACATAAAGGAACAAGTGTACAAGGATTATTATTGAGTATACTAACAACATGGAAAGTACTTGATGGAATAGCACCAGAAAAAATGTTCATTGACCTTGCTGATAAAGCATACCAAGAATGGTTGGTTCTAGATAAGAAGGAAAAAGGTAAGTTTATTGAATACATTGAAAAAACATTATCCAATTTGAAATTATCAGAGGAATATATTAAAGAAATAACAAATAGATTGGGTAGTAAAATAGACAAATATGCATAAGGAGGAATAATGAAACGAACACATACAAAACTTAGCAGACAAGTTGATGAAAAAATAAAGAATAAAGTTGTAAAAGATAAACCAGTCTGGGAAGGGTCAGATAATGTCATTTCAACAGGTTCAACATTGTTGGATTTAGCAATAAGCGGTGGCAGATTTGAAGAAGGAGGAATCCCAACTGGTATATTTGTTGAAATATTCGGACCCTCAGGAACAGGTAAAACTGTATTGTTGAGTCAATTGGCAGGAAACATGCAAAAAAAGAATGGGCATATCATGTTCCATGACCCTGAGGCGAGGCTCAATACCCAATTTGCTAAAATGTTTGGTTTAGATACAAGTGGGATTAAATATACAATACCGAATACAGTCCCTGAGATGTTCAAATCAGTTAGAAAATGGATACCTGAAAAAACAGATAATAATTTGTATGGTGTATTTGCCGATTCTTTAGCCGCCTTATCAACGGATATGGAAATGGATAAAGATGAAGGTGACAAAATGGGAATGAGACGAGCAAAGGAATTTTCAGAAGAATTAAGAAAAACATGCCGTATTATTACCCAAAAAAATATATTGATGGCATGCAGTAATCAAATAAGACAAAACCTAGATGCAGGTCCATATGGGCAAAAGTTTAAAAGTCCAGGTGGGGAGGCTATTGGTTTTTATTCAAGTTTAAGATTGAGATGTTCAAATGCAACGAAAATAAAAATAGTTCAAAAAATCAAAGGAAAAGACCATAATAGAATAGTTGGTATCAAAGTTAGTATGGAGGTATTCAAATCATCTGTATGGTCGCCATATAGGACTGCTGATATATACATCATATTCGATTATGGGATTGATGATGTTCGTGGGAATTTAACATTCCTCAAAACAACAACAGGAGACACAATATACAAACTCAATGAAAAACCATTGGGAAGGTCATTAGACCATGCAATCAAAATGATTGAAGATGAAGGATTAGAAAATGAATTAAAAGGAAAGGTTATTGAATTATGGAGAGAAATAGAAGAGAAATTCCAAACACCGAGAAAGCCCAGAATCCAATAAAAAAGAAAAAAAGGATATCAACATCATCAGCCAAAGCGAAGGGACGTGGGTTGCAACAATGGACCTGCAAAAAGATATCTGAATTGTTGAACATACCCTGGGGACAAGATGAAATGATAGCATCTAGGGAGATGGGACAATGTGGTACTGATGTAAGGTTAATTGGCGAAGCTAAAAAATTATTTCCTTTTTCTGTTGAATGTAAATGCCAGGAATCATGGGGATTTCCTGCTTGGATTAAACAGGCACAAGCAAACCAAGAGAAAGGCATGGATTGGTTATTGGTTGTAAGGAAAAATCATATGAAACCAATTATAACAATGGATGGAGAAGCCTTTTTTAGGCTATTGGAGAAAATAAAATGAAAATGAAAGATATAGAAGAATATGGAGTTTTAGCAAAAGGAAAGGAACAATTAATCAAACATCTTAATGGTGAATTTTTATCGAGGAAGGACGCTATGTTGGCAAAATGCTATGAATGTAATAATGGTTTTGCCGACGGTAGAAGGGATTGCAAAATTAAAACATGCCCATTATATGATTATATGATATATAATCCTGATAAGAAAAAATTAGTTAGAAACCTAAGTCCTGCACAATTAAAAAGACAAAATGAAAACTTGAAAAAGATGAGAAGAGCCTCACAGTTGAAAAGAGAGGAAGAATAATTGGGTGTTATGATTAATCAACTTTTAGATTATAAGGAAGCAATATACACTTTACGGCCCTCGTTGAATATTATATAAGGATGTGAAAACATGATAAACAAGGTAGAAATATTTAACTTCCAATCACATAAACATACCTCACTTGATTTTGTTGATGGAACAAATGTGATTATAGGTAAATCTGATACAGGGAAATCTGCAATATTTAGGGCAATTAATTGGGTGTGCTCAAATAGACCATTAGGAGACGCATATCGTTCGGAATGGGGCGGTGATACAAAAGTTGTCCTATATACATCAGAAGGTAATGTTGTTCAAAGGGTAAAGACAAATTCAAGAAATGAATACATTATCAATGATTTGGTGTTGACAGCATTTGGATATGAAGTTCCTGATGAAGTTCAAAATGTATTACAAATGGATTTTGCCAACATTCAATCACAAATGGATAAACCTTTTCTATTATCATCAACACCGGGAGAGGCGGCTAAACTTTTAAATAAGGCGGCGTCAATTGATGATATTGATATAACAATGGGAAACCTAAAACGCAATCAAAATAAAATAAATGAGACAATAAATCACAATGAAACACAATTAGAAAAATACAATAAGGATATAAAATCATATAATAATATACCTTTATTTGAAGAAAAATATAATGAATTATACAAAAAAAATGAAGTATATCAGGACAAAAGGGATAAGAATAATAAGATTTTTGCTATTTGTTCTGGGATAGATGAAGTGAATATTGACCTTGAAAGTACAAAAAATGTTGATGTAAATTTGTCCAATTTAAAAAAATTAAACAAGATTTATTCTGATTTTGTTGCACAAAAAGAAAGGATGAAATTGTTAAAAAATGTCATTCTTAAAATCACAACAAGGCAAGAAGAAATTGAAAAATTGAAGGATGTAGATGACAAAATCAGCACCATAAATTCACTCGAAAAAAGTATAAAATCCTTCAATGAAAAAAGTGAAAAAACAGCAAAATTAGAAAAATTAATTGCAAAAATATCACGAATAAATCGAACAATTACTGACACAAAAAACAGTGAAAATGTACTCGAAAAAGAGTATAAAAATCTCGCTCCTGAGAAATGTCCACTATGTGGGAATAACATGAAAACCGAAAAATACGAGAAGCCTACAAAGCCGCAAACGCCGGAATGAGGAATTTTAGTTTATT